AGCTTCAAAACGATTCGCCACATTATAAATTGAACGATATAAAAGATTATGATCTTACTGAATTAATTTTAGAATATAATAAGAGGATAGAAAATGAACAAATCTAAAGACAAGGGTAATAGGTTTGAGAGGCTTTTAGTTAAACTTATAGAGGCTTTTTATATTAGGGCGAGGAGAGCTTGGGGTAGTAATGGACAGGCACTTGGTATGCACGAAGAAGTTGATGTATTGATGGATGAAGAAATACGGATACAAGCTAAGTGCCGCAAGTCTTTACCAAAATACTTGGGGATGACAGAAGAAGTGGATATGGTTGCTTTTAAAGAGGATAGGGGTGAAGTTTATTTTTTAGTAAGAGCGACGGACTTCCTGAAGTGTTATAAAGAATATAAGGACTTAAAGTTTAAGGTAAATGAGCAGTCTTTTAAATTCTGATAAAATTATATTAGACTTGTGTGGTGGTACTGGTTCGTGGAGTAAGCCATACAAAGATAATGGATATGATGTTAGAATAATTGATCCTCAAGAATGGTTAGATGATGATTATGGTACAGGAGATGTAAGGTTATATAAAAAACCAAAAGAGCAAATATATGGAATTTTATCTGCTCCACCTTGTACGCATTTTAGTGGTAGTGGAGCTAGGTGGTGGAAAGAAAAAGGAGAAAAGCCACTATTGGAAGGCTTGTCTGTAGTAGATGCTTGTTTAAGAATTGTATTTATAAATAAACCTTTTTTTTGGGTTTTAGAAAATCCTGTTGGTAGACTTTCAAAATATTTAGGGAAAGCAAAAAACACTTTTCAACCTTATGAATATGGAGATGCTTATTCTAAAAGGACTTGTTTATGGGGTAATTTTAATATGCCTAAACCTACAGATATTGTAGAGCCTGAAATGGTAGAATTTATATCAAAAAAAGGTGAAAAGAAAAGAATGGATAAATTCTATTATGATGCTTTTTTTCTGCCAAAAAAAGAAAGAGCAAGAGCAAGGTCTATAACTCCACCAGGCTTTGCTAAAGCATTTTACGAGGCAAACAAATGATTGACACAAAAGAATATTTAAAGTATATAAAGTCGCAACATTGTCTTATATGTGGTGCTACACCAGTTGATGCTCATCATTTAGAAGCTATTGGTATGGGCGGCAACAGAAAAAAGCAAACACCTAAAGACTTCTCTGCTATACCTTTATGTAGAGAACACCATAGCGATTACCATGGTATGGGTTTAAAGACATTTAACGAGCATTGGCGAATTGATTGTTGGAAAGAGGCGTTTAGATTACTAAGGAGATATTTTATTTCTTGACTTATATTAGTTATATGTATTATATTAGTAATATAAATAACAAAAGGAAAAAAAGAATGGAATTAGATAAAATGCCTTATGAACAAGTAAAAGACCTTGATGATTTAAGGGGTCAAGCATATAATTTACATTGTATGATTGAAGAATATTATGAAAAATGGGGTATAAATACTTACGATGAGTTTATTGAATATTTAGAAGAATCAAAAGATATATATGAAGACTGATGTTATGGCATATGGTAAGGTTATAAATGGCAAGTTAATTTTAGACAATAAAGATGACTTTACAGATGATTTATTTAAATTTGATGGGAATGTAGTTCTTACCTTAAAGCAGTTGCCTAATAAAAAGACTAGCAGACAAAATAACTACTATAGAGGGGTTATAGTAAAGACTTTATCACAACACCTTGGTTATACATTAGATGAGATGCACAACGAACTTAAAAAGGAATTTAAAATAGAGACGACTAAAAGACTATCTCAGGATGAGTTCCAGGATTACTTAGATAGAATTATAAGATGGGCATCTATTTTTCATGGCGTGGCATTACCTGATCCTACCAGACTTCCATAATTCTAAGACTAATATTATAAGTATTATGAGCAACTTGCTTAATTGATATTGAGTCTTGATCTAATACACATATAGCAAATCCATCAGGATTATTATCGCTGCCATCAGGTTGAAATATAAACCTCAAGCTACCGCCAAGAGTTTTCTGCATAAATTGTGAAAAGAAATTATTGTCAGTTAAAGATGGTTGATAGTCGTGATCTACATCTTCATCAATAGGGTGTAAGTTTAACATTTCCATATCAGCCATAATATCTGCGGCACTTAAATAAGAGAATTTTAAGTCCCATACTCTTCTACCTGCTCTTCTTGCTCCTAGGTTTGTAGGTGCATCAGTATAGAGTCCCCATGCCTCGCCATCTCCCCAAGTTGGTGGTTGAGTGTAATTGTAGTTAGTAAGTAAAGCACCACCCTTAGTAAATTGTTTTTTAGCACCACCAAATTCTCTTGTCATTGTTAAGTCTAAGTCAGGTGAGTGCGGCATCTCATATTTTGTACCCATAGATATAGCACCTAAAGATAAATTGACAGGGTTTGATGTATTCGTAAATATAAATTTTTCAAGAGAACTGTCAAAATGGCTATTGTCTGATATATTAGGCGTTATATCAATATAAGACCACCCATTATATGAAAATGTTGATAATTGTTCATAATTTACTATTGAGGTTTTATCTAATCCATGTATATCAACTAATAGTGGGTTGCTTGACAAGTTATGGTTTAAAAACATACAATAATTTAGATTGTAATCTACATCTGATAAATATTTTGTATTAATATCAAAAAAATATTCCCCTGGATTAATTACAAATGTTTTTGTACTAGAAGGATTTAAATAGAATAGCTTTTTTAATTCATTATTGTCAGCCCCAAAATTATTTGATATATCTGCTAATCCTATTAACCCTGTGGTTAAAGCATATTGGAAATAATCTACATAAAATCGTGGTGTGCCTACATTTTGATACTTACCCATTTCTTACTCCTTTTATAGGGTTTCTAAATTTATATGTGTTTTTATATTTTGTATATTTATCACTTGTTTCCCAGTTATAGTTCATAAGTTGCCAAAAATGAATATTTGTTTTTTTAATAAAGCAAAGTGATTGACTTTTTTCTATATCAATTAATTTACATCCTGAAGGTATGAACTTTCCCCTATATTTAAAAATAAGTTCATTTTTAATATTCAAATTTTTGTAATTATATATAATTATTTTGTTTTTATTACTTTGAAAAAGCCAATTTCTTCCAAGGTTAGTATGGAAACTTGCATCTCCTCTATAATTAATTTCAATTACTACAGGTTTCCCAGATGTTTTTAAAAATACATCTCCACCTCCATACAATAAGCTAGACTTCAACATCTAATTCCTCCTGTAAATCAATTAAATCAGAAGCTCTAACATAACCATCTTCATCAATATCTGCTAAAAACATTGTATCTTTAGTAAATTTATTAGAACCTAGCAACATTTCGTTTAAAATTTTAACATCCTTTAATCCAACGCCTCCATCCTTAGTGATGTCGCCTAATTTATATAACTTTATATAATTTGTTGCTGTGCCTATATCAGAATTTAAAGTTACATTAACATGGTATGGATAACTTCCAGTTGCATTATTAAATATAACTTTTGTTATTCCATCTTCATCGCTTTTAATAGTATAGTCCAAGTCATTACCCTCAAATGTCCACTCATAATTACCCTCTTGATTATGTTCCAGTTCAAAAGTAGTTTTCCCTAATTTGCCAATATTATTACTTAATTCACCTCTTCCGCCATAAAAATGGTCTCTAATATTGGTGATAGCAAAATTAGCACCTGATACTCTTGTTTCATTTATTGCTCCCATTATAGGTGGTCTTGATGCTGTCCAATCATGTATTTGTATAGCCTTAATTTGAACAGAGTCAATATTTTTTCTAGTTTCTGTAATAAACCATATTGGATATATTACTTGTCCATTTCTTTGAATATACCAAGGTAATGGATCTTCTCCTGGATGTGTACCTTTATTGTTTAATACATAGTTTCTTGAATAATCTTCGCCATTTATTTTAATACCCTCAATCATTTCATTGAAGGTAATTGTATCACCTATTTCAAGCCCTATATAACTTAAAGGAAGTTTTAATTCTACTATATTATGTTGTTCTTTGTGCCAACCTAAAAGGAAATGCCTTAATGCTTTTGCTGTACCTTCATGCCTAATATATTCACTTTCAAATACTAATTCTTGCCCACCCTTATAAGCTCCTTCTTCTTCTATTTCTTCACTAAATCCATAATAGTCTCTATGAATTATACTTTGATTAGAAAATAAATCTTCTATAAAAAGCCAATCTGTATCTTTTTTCAATTCTCCGTCATCATAGTCTTTGTTATATAAAACCTTAACCCTGGTATATACTTGATCTAAAGGAGTTTTACTAAACTTATAGCTTATTATATCTTCATTTTTTATTAACTCTTTAATATCTTGAGTGCCGCCAACTTGAGATTGGATGTGAGCCAAGCTGTATAAGTCTTTAATATAACTAAAACCAAATTCACCGTCATTTCTAAATTTAGGAAACAACTTAGTGCTTTTTGCAATTTCCTCTATTAACTTTTTAGAATTAATCTTTTTGTCTACTGTAAATCCAAAATTCCATGGTTGAAATTCTGACTGCCCTTCATTAAAAAACCTAAATTTATGGTAATCTCTTGCACCTTTTGCTTCTTGCTCGTTTACACCCCTCTCTACGCCAATCTCTTCTTTAATTAAGTGATGTATAATATCAGCAGGGTTTTTTATTAGTTGAACATCAAAACCTGTTTCAGGTTGAATTTCAACATCTGCATCTTCACCTAATTCTACATCAGGTGGCTGATAATATTCACAACTACCATCATCATCAGTTGCATATTGATTGTAATTTGTAGCTAAAGGATCTGTACATCCAGGGATTTCTTGATAATCAGGGACACCATCTCCATCAGTATCTGCAAATATACAATAGTCATCATCAGAACCAACATTGGCATTAGGATCATAGTTTTCAGCATTAGGGTTTTGACATCCCCAATTTATAGGATTACCATCACAATCATATCCATCTTGAGGGTATGTACAACTTCCATCATCTTCGGTGGCATCTGCGTTATAGTTACAAGCGGTAGCATCCGTACAGCCTAGTACAGGTGGCGGATAATGTTCATCTATTGCTATAGGGATATTTGTAATAAATTGATTCTCATTACTAGTGTTATCTGTTAAAGTTGCAACCAATAACATAAATGATAATTGATCATATATATCTCCTGCTCTAAGCATAACAGCGATTCTTGGATTATCATTTTCATTTTCTGAATCCGTTAATAAAACAATGCTACCATTTTCTTCGTTTGCATTATTGTTAAAAATAATATTATTTTCTTGCAAAGAAGAAAATTGAATATTACCTGCAACCCATGACTCAAAAGTATCTAAAGGCTCATTATTATTATACTGAGAACGACTATTATTAAAATCAATAAATACTAAAGTTTCATTGTTTTCATTTGGGAATGTATCTTCTCCCAAATTAACTGATTCTAGTTCTTGTGTATTATAATGCTTAATATTAGTTGCACCGCCAGGGATACCATATGAATAATGGGAATTTTCCTCTATATTTCCCAAAAATCCAGAAATTTCCATTATGGGAGATGAATCGTAAATACAACTACCATCATCTACATTAGCATCAGGATTAAAATTATCTGCATCTTCATCAGTACAACCTAAAACATCTTCATTAGTACCATCATCATCAGGAGTATCATCATCATCCTCATTTGGTGGTGTAAGCCAAGCTGTTGCTGTTGCAGTCATATAATCATAGTAAAAAGGTTGATCATAAACATATAATCCAGTATTAATAGCAAAACAATTAATTGTACCATTAGGATTTGATTTTGCATTTAAAGTCCCATCTTCATTTAAAAAATCTTCTTTATAGTATGTATAAGACCTCCATTCACTATCATAACTATTTCTATCATATGGATCAAGGGTTGATCCATAAAAACCACGATAATATTTTCCCATAACAGCCCATGAACTATCTTCTATGAGCATCTCTTCTGTATCTCCAATTCTTATCCATTTAGCATAGATACCTTCATCAGTAGCTTTAAAATGAAATGTTAGACTTACAAAATTATCTATATGAAATGCTTGATCCCTAAAAACATGGATTATCATAGAGTTATTACGTGATGAAGTAACTTTTATATGACTATCTCCTTCGTAACTACCTTCATATTCTACTGAAATACTTGTTATAGATTGAGATAGTCGAATTTCATCTAAACTTTGTACATCATAGCGTTGAACCACCCTTGTTTCTCCAGTCCTACCCATTCTTGTGGTAGGAGCATGATCAGTATACGCCCCAGTTTCATCCCATCTACCTTTTACATTGGCATAAAAATCTTCCTCTAAAACATTGGTAGCTTGAACTTTTCTTAATAAATCTATTTCACTCAAATTGCCTGTTAAATTTAATGTAGATATTCCCATGTTGCCATCCAAAGATGTTTGCATAGCAACTTGAATGTCTGCACCAGGATTACTAAAATTACCTAAAGAACTCCAAGGAGCTGATTCATCAAAACCTATTAAATTGTAAATTTTAGCACCTAAAACAGGATCGGCATTGTAAAGTTCCATTAAATCATGATAACCACCATATCCGCCAAGTCCTCTACTTATTCCAGAAATCGCATCACCTCCAACATCATGTGTTTGATCACTATTGGTATGAATTACATAGCCCCAAGGATCACCATGTTGTTCGCTTGGGTTTTCAAAAGAGGCAGCATAATTAAAAGGTAATATTTCAGATAAATTTATACCATTGACTTTTAAACCTATTAAATGAATTGGCTTCCCATCTTGTATAATTTCGCCTTCATCATCATATGTTCTTCCTATATTTTCATAATCATGCTTTGGTAAAAAATTAAATCCTAATTTTAATAATAAATCTTCCATTCCTATTGTATCTTGATTATTTCCATTATTAATTGTTAATCTTGTAGTTGTTCTAAAGTCTATTGCCAATGTTCCATCATTTGAATCGTATAATAATATAACATTTGAAGAAGGCAGATAAGATTCTAAAGAATCAAAAAAAAGATTTGAAAAGTCTCTTTCCCTAAAACCATCCCAACTAATATTATTAGTTTCTAATGAATTATCAGATATTCTATTTAAAGAGCCTGGCGGATTATCAAAATAACTACTAGGTTTATCTTGCAAAGATGGTTCTAAAACATTACTTAAAGTTGCTCTGTAATTTTTAGTAGAATCATGACACTCTAAAAATTGGGTTTTAGATTGTATCACATTCCCATCAACATCTATTGTTGGCAAGTCTAATATTTTTATTTCAATTTTATTATTTCCCACATCATATTGAACTTCACCGCCATCCCTCTCTTTTAATACATTTAATAAATGTTCTTTAGTCAAAACATACAATGGATGAGATGTTTGCCCAAAATCGTTTTCATATTGTACAAATTCAAATAAATTCTTAGAGTCGGCAATTAAAGTCTTATAAAAGTCTCCAAAAATAAGAGGACTTTTGTCTACATGCCCATAAACTATAGGAATAGGCTTGTTTTTATATTTATCTGGAACATACTCTCCAGAACTGTTCTTTGATACAGGTAAGTCTCTATGCAAATTTTCTTGAGAAACATCTTCGACACTTAAAACTAAATTATCAGAAGTGGTTTTTACATTTCTAACCTTACCTATGAATACTTTTAAACAATCACCCCAAACTTGACAACTTTGAGACTTCCAACGAATTTCCACTTCAGAGTTAATTAAATCGTCGCCATCTGAAAGTCTATCGCCCTCAAAAGGGAAGTTAGATAATTGCAAATCAACTGAAGATATAGTATACTTACGAGACTCAAAATTAACTGACTCTTTTAAAGATGGGATATTTAAAAGGATAGGGTTGTAATAATTACCATCAAACTCTATACTATTAGTGGAAACATATAAATCAATAATCGGCTCAGGCAACACATCTAAGCCTTTTGTTATTCTTACTAGCGGTACGAGGTTTAAAGTTTTACTATCTATATCACTCTTAAAAAGTGCGTTTAAGTTTAACATTTATGATACTCCAAAGTCTGTGCCTCTTCTTGCGGCATTTCTAATTGCTTCTGCTAAATCACCTTCTACAAAATCCTGCGTCATCACATTTCCTGATACATTTACAGTAACAGCACTACCACCTTGATTAATTCTATTCATATTCTCTATACCAACTGCCTCGACAGCACTTCTGCTCATAACAAACTCACCTTGCTCTGCCTCTATCATAGTACCACCTTGTGAGTGTCTACGCCCACCAACTAAACCACCTTGCTCAAATTTTAAAGTTTTTAATCCTGCTACACCTCTACTGTATAATTCATTTATTGCTAGTCCTGCTCCACCTGCTAATAATAGATTTATAGGGAAGGGGACTGAAGTCATAATAGAAGCTATATGACCAGACAATGCTTCCATTAATTTTGCTCTAACAATAGTTTCTCTATTTTCAACAATTCCTTGACTGGATAAAAAAGCATTTTTAGTTCGATCTTTTTCTCTTAAAGCCTCATTTGCAGCAAAGTCTACACTAGAACCTTCAATCTTTACCAAACTATCTAAATATTGCTTATTAAAATCAATCATTCTTATAGTGCCTTCTTCCATAGGACTAAACGCCTTGAGTTGTAAGCCTAGCAACTCTGCTTTTGCATCACGAACACGATCTGCAAAATTGATAAATCCATTTGTATTTGCATCAATGACATTTTTTAAATCATTCATTCTTTCTAAGTCTGTTTTTGTTATTAAATCCTCAGTTGCTTTTACCACTCCTGTAAGAATTTCTGCTAAAGGCTTTAATGCCAATCTATTTAATTTTTCACCTATAGTAGAAGCTAAGTCTGAAGATGCTGCTTGTAAAGCATTAAATGATTTGGTTGCATTAGGGATTTCTTCGTTTAATCCATCTACTTTTTCCCTAGCAGAATCTAAAGTTGCATTTAAAAATGCTTGTTTTTTTTGTTGATCAGTTAATTTATCAACTGTCGTACCAATGTTTGAAGCAAATTTTTCATAAGCCTCATCTGCCTTAACAATTATACCAATATTATCTAACATAAGACGAGATTGACGACCAATACCTGTAATAAGAGATTCAACAGATTCTTTAGTATCTTTTCCTAGTGCCTCTCCAAGTCTTTGTGCCATATCAAACATCTCAGCCATTTCTTCTGAGTTTTTACTAACTCCAAGAATCATAGCATTGTTGGCTTGTTGGAATAAATCAAATTTAGACATAGTGCCATCAGTTGCCTCTTGCAATCTTTCAATAGCAATACTTGCATTTCCAATACCACCTGTTAGAGTGTTAAATGCTGTCTCCATACTCGCTAATTTTGCAGCTTCTTTACTCATCTGCATCATTTGCCTAATTCCTAAACTCATAAGAAAAGACCATAATAACATTTTTGATCTAACAGTTGCCAATGTATTACCAAACATATTCATGTTTTTTCTATTTCTAGTAAAGGTAGTATCAAAAACTCCACCTTGATGGTTTAAACGCTTAGTTTGTTTTTGTAATTTTTTAGTAGCAACATCAAGTTTGTTAATCGCTGAAATTAATTTTTCATGACCTTGAGGTTGAAATTTAATTGTTATGCTTTGATCTGCCATCTTCTATCTTATCCTTGTTTAATTTTGCTAACGCACTCTTTATTATAAACGCTTTTTCTATCCATAGAACAGGTTGCTCACCATAACTGCCTGGATAGGGTTGAATATTAAAGTCTTGGCAGTATATGTATCTTTGAATGTCTGTTTGATTTTCTTTAGAGTGAAATAAGTTTTTGCAACTAAAAAAGGGTAACTGAGCATTAATTGAACGACTAACATCAAAGCTCTTACCCTCATTATTAAAATGTTTCACCTCCTCTATTAGTAAATCAACAACATCCCATACATCTTGCATAGACTCAAACTGCCGAGGCTTACTACCACTTATAGGTGGTGTAGCCTTATAGGGGAACGAGTGATACTGACAACCCTCGCACCAACTTTCATTAAGAATATTAAGCGTTAGCTTGAGGGATTCTCTTCCCCCAGTAACATATTCCCCTGTATTGCTTTAAAGATTTCAACTCTATCTTCAAAAGACATCTTCATTAGTGTCTTATCAGATGTGTCGCCATCTATACCTGTTCTAAGATACTTGGTGAGAGTAGAGTGCATCATTTTGACTTCCTGTATCTCACCTTTATCCATAACATATTGTGTATTGTCTAAAAGAAAGTCCCTATCATCTAAAGACAACTCTTTTAACTTTACTTTTTTACCATTTTTAAGTTTAACTTCTTTCATTTTACCTCTTTATTAATCACTTAAATCAATTTCAAGTAACGCATCTGTACCATCATCAACAGCTTTTATTGAAACATCAAGCATCATTATATCGCCCTCTGAATATGCTACATTAGTTAATACTCCATTAGCAGTATCTACGCCAAACTTTCCATTATTTACAACAATAAATGTATCTTCTGCGTTTGCAGAAGTTTGAGTATCAAATGAATGTACTAACGCTTTAGTGTTTCCATCGTATTTGACCTGACAATCGTGAGTTACAGAACATTCTGCTCCTCTACTAACAACATCATAACCTGTAGATGTAATCCCTGTAAATACAGCAGGATAATCTATTGTGGTAGTAAAACTATTTAATGTTGCATCCGCATTATAAACTTCAACTCCACTTGCAGAAGCTAAAGTAGTAGTAGTTCCATTTGCATATGCTGCACTACCTGCCGCAGCAGTAGAATTTAAATCAGGGACTTTGCCTGATTGAAGTGTTGCACTCCATTTATATAGTCCACCTTCAGTACCTGCATCCGCAGATATTGCAAAGTTTGTTACAACCATTCCTGGGAACTCTAAACCTGTTTGGTTGGAAACATCTGATGGTTGAAGAACTACAGTTAATGATGATGCGTTATTTGTTACAGCAGCACCATATTTTTGTGCTACTATTTTATGTCCACTTGCAATAGTTTGATTCGTGTCATCTGCTTGTGCTGCTCCGCAAATATTAGCTATAAGCAATCTATGTCCTACATCATCGTGTAATGTACCTGACAAAGAAAGCTCTACAACTCTCATTTTATTATCTTGAAAAAAATCTTCATCCTTTAGAGTATGTCCAACACCACTTCTAACATCTAAAACTTGATTAACATTGAGACTTGGAAATCCTATCGAATCAACATCTAATTGTTGCATATTAGAGGAGTGTATTCCTGATGCTCCTGCGTTAGTTGCATCAGAAATGACGAAACATTTAAACTCTTTTGGAGAAAACGCATGTGCTACTGTTGCCATTATTTAGTCTCCTTTTTTTTATTAGCAGAAACATCTACTAAGTGCTTTATTGAATCAGGTACATTTTTAACTTCAATTTCTTTCCCTGAATGTAAATCTTGCCAGTCTTTATAAGTTGCCCCACATTGTTTCCACATATTCGGCAAACTACCTTCTTTTAATTTAATCTTCATTTGCTGTCCATTCCTCTGTTGCTAATATTGTTAAAATTTCACTATGATTATAAGTAGTCATACCACTAAAGACAGAAGGCGTTTCGCCATCCCATTTTAGGATTGCCTTAGTAGAGTCTACACTCTTCCGTAGGGAATTTACACTACTTTGTATAGCGTTACCCACTAAATTATCTAGTTCCTCTTCTGTGTAACTTGCAAGGGTAATAATTACCCATTTTCTATTTTTAAATCCCATACTTTTCTCCTATTCTGGTACGCTAGTTGATTGTGATGATGCGTTCATATTGACAGTTGTCCCAATATTACCTTCTCCTGCTATAGGTGTTACCTGATCCATAATTGTCCCTGCCGTAGTATCTGTCGGCAATACATCTAAATACCCATCTCCCATCTTCCAATAAGCCACTAAATTATTAGCGTTATTGTAATTACCTGCATCACAAGTTAAGTCTATAGGTTTGCCAGAGTTATACATAGCAGTTACATTGGTAGCATCTAAATCTGTATCATATATAGCCATATCAGATATGCCCCCATCATAATAAGAAGCAACACCATATCGCTTCCCTATATGCCTATATTTAAACTCTGTTGCACCTGTATCTGTAGAATATGTAGTACCACCTGTGTCAAAAGTTACAGGATTACCATTTCTATAAATTGTAACTGTTCCATTATCGTATGTAACTACTAAATGTTGCCATTGATTTATAACAAAAACTCCATCACTATCACTAGACCAATCTCCAATAGTTGTACCCTTATTGTTAATTTCTACAAATAACTGATACCCATTACCATTAAATCTAATATTGTTATCATTACTATCTCCTGATATTAAGAATTGTGTATTAGATAAATCATGTGGATAAATCCAAGCAGCAAAAGTAAATCCATTACTTTGTAAACTTGTTGTTTTTTCACTTAAATCTATATAATCATCAATACCATCAAATACCAATGAATTTGAAAATAATGCTTTATCATATATTTGTGGTACATTAGTTCTAAAATCTAAACCGTCAAAGTTTTTTAAAATCCCACCATTACCACCTATTTTTTTTACGCTTATGTTAGATGCTGTACCATTCCAAGTAGTGCCACCTCCTGCCCTTATAAATAAAGCACCTGCATTACTACCAGAATAAACATATTCTCTATATTCACCATTTGCCCCACCTGTATCTGCTTGCCAAAGATTTTCCATAGAAGCACCAGAATAATTAATTGTAAGTTGTAAATATCCCAAATTATTACTGCCTGTTATATCCATTTCAATCTTATATAAAGTATTAGCTTCTATATTTGGCGTACTTGAATTTGGAAAATCTGAATGTAAGGGGTCAGACTCATCACCTGCATCACTAACTACATAAGATGTTACATTATTAATATTTTCACCTACTGATGTATCTAGTTGGTCAGCCACCAAGCCAAAATTCTTTGTACCTATATCCCTATCATCACCACTACCACTACCCATCCTATAATACGCTACTAAATTACTACTAGACTTATAACCACCTTGATTTTCTGTTAAAAGTATTGGTTGCCCATCGTTGTATATAGCAGATATTTCAGAGGATGATAAAACAGAGTTAAACACAGAAACCTCTGACATCTGTCCATTAAAAAAAGATTCTTTTGTGCTTCTTAATAAATATCCTATTGTTGTAGTATTACTTACATTCCCTGTGCTACCTGCACCATCTTCTGTTGTTGTTTCTTCTATACCATTAATATACAATTTAATATTAGTACCATCATATGTAGCTACTGCATTATACCAAACCCCTGTACTAAAAGTTGTAGATGCCATAGCCCTTATTAAATCATCGCCAGAATAACCACCTTCATAAATTCTTAAAAATAATTTACCATTCTCTATAGAAAACAATCTATGATTAGTCTCTAATCCATTTGATATTATTGTTTTATCTGTGGATACAAATGTATCTCCATTTATCCACGCAGAAAATGTAAATGAAGAACCTACTGACAAACCTTCTAAGCCTGTATTTATTTCATGATTAGTACCATCAAAATATAAAGACCAAAAGTTAAAAGGCTTTTCTATTGCCCTAGTAGATGCTCTAATAGAAGAAGGTGCAGTAACCACATATACAACATCGTCAGCCCTAAATACTTGGCAAGTAAATAAAACCTCAATTCTAAAGTAATCACCCTCTTGCGTAATTTGTATTCCTTCTGGCTCACCACCGAAAAAGCCTAAAGTTTGTGTAGATTGTGTGCCTTGATTATTGAAAAATAACTGATAAAGCCTTTCAGACTCTTGATATAACTTTTTATAAAATCTTTCACTATCTTCTGTTTTTAAATAGTGATTGACAGATATTGTGTACTCTTTGTGCCATGCCCCTGCATATAGTGTCTCTGTACCCTGTGCTGACGACCAAATTCTAAAAGGGGAAGGTGTTTTACGATTTAAAGTAGGAGCAACATAAGGAGATATATTGTATTCATCACGAATAATCTCTTGCACCCTTTGCATAACTTCTTCCCAAAGTACACTACTATATTGATAATCTTTTTTAAGTAAAGTTGTCATAAATTAATTGTCGCTGTTGTTATACGATTAACGAGGCAAGAAAAATCAAAACTTGCTTTATGAAGCCCATCAATCCCCTCTTCTACGGAATCTAATTCATCATACACTATATCTTCAACCATACCATCAAACCAACCTAACGCACCACTAATAGTTCCATTATTTGCCATCACTTGATAAAGTATCTCTGATTGTTCATAAAAACTCTTGTAAAAATTTTCTGTTGGAGACTCTGAAATCATATAAAGGGATATATTTGCGTTATATCGCTTTATCCACTCTGTATGCTTTAATACTTCAGAGTTAGCAGAATCTCCCCATATACGCACACTTTGAGGTGATTTATCCTGCATTTCAGGTGCTATATAAACATGCCCATAAGTAGAGGAATCATTTATTAACGCTTCTATCTTTTTAAGGACATTAGTCCAAAAGACATCATCATACCCTGAGGCTGCGTTTAA